AACTATGATCTAATCGAAATTGTTGCTACAGGAAGTAGTGGATGCTGTCCAGCATCTGAGTATGTAAATGATTTTATTGCAAAAACAAATGGAACATTTATTGGATCGCTTGGGTCAACAGATACATCATGGTCTCCTTACAATTTTTCTTTAGGAACTATAAGTAGTTCAACAAAATCAACACTGACTGTTGCGGGAAATACCACAGGCAATGCTGAAATCAATGTAACGGGAGCAGGAAGCAATGCTTACATCAAACCACACGAAATTGTGTGTGCAAAGTTTAGAACATTTTCAAGCCAAATAAAATTGGAAAATGCTGGGAGTGTGATAACAAGTTTAACATTCAATGGTGACATTCTTCCGGGAACAGATAACTTTTATGATGTTGGATCAAGCGGCGCAAAGATTAAAAAGATATGGACTACAGATGCCGATGTCTCAGGAACTCTGTCAGCAGCAGTGTTTAATCCATCAACCTTATCAGTAAGTGGCACATCTTCTTTTACTGGCATTGCTACTTTTGGAGATGTGGCAGTAAACGGAACAGCAACAGTTGCAACATTGACCAACACAACCGGAACAATAACAACATTGAATTCAACCAATGCAACATTAGGTTCAGCAATAATGACCAGTGCCAGTGTATCCACTGCTCCTACCCAAAACAATGATGTGCTAAGGTGGCAAGATGTGCATATTCCCACTGGGCCTACTCTTTCTTCTGCGTTGTACAACATTGAAGTAACCAATGGATTTATAACTGGGGTTGCTCTTGCTATTGGGTCTGACTTACCCACTCATGTTGGCAGACACCAGTCCACATCTTTGACAGGAACTGCTCCAGTTGGAACAGGAGATGACTCACTGCATGCCTATGAAGTTGGAGCAGTAGCAAGAGACTTGCCTGTTGTCAAGGGCAAACTTAAGATAACTTCAAACAACGACTACACTTATAGCTCAGCACAGGATTATTTTATTGTGCTGGAATCAAACCAAGAGCCTGCTGCATCTGGTCCAGAGGGGCAAATTATATTTAGGAAAGCACCTCAATGAGCGAGAATAAGTTTTGGGTCAGAGATTCAAATGGAAACCCAATCCAAATGCAAGACATTTGGATAAGAAACCAAGGATCTTTGACAAAGATACAGGATGCTTGGGTAAGAAACTCTAATGGGGTTGCTGAAAAAGTGTACCCAACAGGTGGAGATGAGGTGGAAACAACCACATTAATTGTGTTAAACCAAGGACCAGAAATAGAACTTCCATCACTTCGATTCAAAGAAGTGTTTGGAGATGTGGATGGAGTTGATTACTCCGAGGGAATTGAGGAGTTGTATAGGGCGCAGAATGTTGAGTTTGGTTTGTTTGGCGGTGTCCATAACTTAGGCAGCCCAACAGGCACACTTCAAGATCAAGTGCAAACATCTTTAACACCACTAATAAATATCTTTAACAGTCAAAGCCAAGGTAGTTTTGTGTGGGATTGGATTGGACTTGATTTAGAAAATGGAACTCATGTCCAAACAATAACAAGAGGAGGGCTTGACTCAACAGATATTGTTCCTCTTAACTATGTCTATTTTGATTTAAGTGGAGGACCACCATATGAAGACAAGGTGCAACAAGTCTTCAACTCAGTTCAACATTATTTCCCATCGGCAACAGCAGGTAACATAACATTCCATCAGTTGTATTACTCATGCAAGCAATCCACCATTGACTCAATCAATTGGATAAAAACTCAGGCTCCAACCGCAAAGGTAATGCATTGGTGGAAAGCAAAGGTAAGTCCTATACCATTGGGTGGTGTTGGATGGTGGCTCCATCCAGTCACAGTCCTAGATCCAAATACAGGAGCGCCTTTGGATGGTGACTCTAGTAATTTTTCTAGCCCTTACTTAAGATGTGTGTCTGGCGCTAGAACAATTTTAGGAGAAAAATCACACAAAGAAACAGTAGTGGGAAATGGAACAATTGTTGAGGAAGGTAATACAACATGGACATCTGGTTTAGATAACTATCCATACGGTTCTCATCAAGCAAGGGCACATGCAATAGCCTTTGAGCAGGCTGAGAATAGCGAGGGACTTCAGTATAATCTAGATTGCATATCCTTTCAAAACTATTCCCCAGTATATAGCATAGATAGAACATTAGATCAGATCAATCCAAATGGCTATCTAAGTGTTTCAGCTTTTGATTTAGTAAATGGATTCACATCAACAGGTGAGAAGTATGTTAAATTTGGCCGTGGAAAAAATGCTGTCTACTTAGCCAATAGGTTAAACTGGCTTGCAAACTGGAAACAATTTGGAAACAAGGCATCTATGGGTATGGATCTCATGATGGATTATGGTGTGTTTGTGGACAATAGATTTACTGGGCTGCATACCGAATGGGAAACAGTTAGGGATTATTATGTTAAGGCAATTATAGATCCAGTTACAGAGGCGGAGCAAATTAGATATGGTCTCCCATCCTCAGTAATTGGTCAAAGAATATTCCCAAGATACTTTTCATTCTGGACCATAGGATATTATTTGTTTTGGTTGATAGTGACTCAAAGCAATGGAACACAGGGAAGAGGAGCGTTTTTGAATAATCCAGATGCTTTAGCTAGGGTTAGAGCAAATCTTGAATGGAGATTTCAAGACAGAAAGGGGGCACCTCCTATTGATTGGATGGAGGGATCTGCATGGCATGGTTTCTGCTGTAGGCAGGCAGATCTAGATGGCATTGAAAGATGTCAAGCAATCACGGAAACAATAACATATTATAGAAACAATCCAAATTAAAGGGAGACATCATGGAAAACAAGCATCCTAATGCCGGACTTGTTCTGCAAGTCTTGCAGATAATCGTATTGTCTGTTGGCCTAGCCAGCGTATTTGTTAGAATTGGAGAGGCTCAGGCTACTCAGGCACATATGTACAACCAACTCCAAGAGTTAAAAGATATTGTGGAGGGGATTATTAAATCTCAGGTTGAGTTCGCAGCAATGGATGCAACAGTAAAGGAGAGAATTGATGCGCTTAGGAATCGTATTGATCGCCTTGAGTCTACTAGGTAATGCTTGTTCTCCAACAAAAATAATTGCAAACAATGTGACAGAGACAATAAAGTTGGCAAGATCAAGTCATGAAAGGTTTGAAACAATTGCTGAAGAAAGCCTTAAAACCGAGCATATTGATGTTCTGTCCATTGGCGAACAAGCAAAGGAAGGAGCAATGGAACAGCAGGAAATAATAGAGATCATGTATGGAACCGTGGAAGTGCTGCCTATGATTAAGGATGCATCTCCATGGTGGATTAATACCCTTAATTATGGATTATTAGTTCTAGGGATCATAGGAACCTTTGCAATCCTATGGTACTTGGGACTTGGAAAACCAATAAAGGCAATCATGAGATTGTTCACTTCCTTTATCCCATCTGGGAAAAGGGAAGCGGCAAAATTGATGAAGGAGGCTCAGGATCCAGAATCAAAGACAACCGTTGCAGAAGCCGTTGCAGTCCTGAGAGCAACAGATAAAGACTTCGATGCAGCATATCGAAAGGAGAGCAAGTAATGGAATCATTTCTAGGAAGTTTGTGGTTTGCTGGGCTGATGTGCCTAGCCGGATATATCATGGGATGTGTGTTCCCAGTGTCAAAACTTAAGGACAAGTTCTGATGAAGAACAAAGTACAGATCCTTAATGAAATGCTCCTTGACTCCCTTGTGAGGGATCTCAAGGATCCAGACAAGTGTACCCCCGGACTATACACAGTCATCAGGGGAATTGTAAATGACAATAGGGAAGCAGCAGACAGCATCCCCAAGGATGCCCTTGATCAAGTCACCAAGGCAATGTCTGAGGCTGTGCCCTTCAAGATCAAGGAGTCCGCTTATTGATCAAACCAACTGAAGAAGTCTTGCAAGACTTCAGGAACCATGTGTTCTTCTGCATGAAGCACCTAGGGCTTGGAGAGCCTACCCCCATGCAGTATGAGATTGCAAGGCAACTTCAGGAAGGGGCAAGCGATTTTATTCTGGCGGCTGGGCGTGGGACAGGGAAGTCCACGCTCACCGCCATGTTTGCCTCTTGGTTCATGATGTCCAACCCAAACAAGACCGTGCTTGTGCTTTCTGCCACCCAACAGAAAGCCATTGAGTTCATCTCCCAGACAAGGAAGATCCTCAGCATGGTCCCATACTGCAATCACATGATCCCAGACGAGCATACAAAAGACTCTGCTTTGGGATTCAATCACAACATAAGAACAGCATTCACTCAGGATCTGTCATGCTCAGCAAGAGGATCCACCTCTCAGATCACCGGGCTGCATGCTGATCTCATAATCTGTGATGATGTTGAAATATCAACCAATACCCAAACAGTAGAGGCAAGAGAGAATCTTCTTCACAAACTAACAGAACTGGAGTCAGTGAGAAACAAGGGATCAAGAGTCTTGTTCCTAGGAACTCCCCACTCCGCTGAATCAATATACACAGTACTCAAGCAATCCTATCCAATGGTCAAGTATCCTGCTCTAATGCCTGACCCAAGCCTGCCCGGAGAGTCCGAGGATGTGGCTGACTGGATATGGGATCTTAGCTATCCTCCGGGAGAGTCCACCCAACCTGAGCGTTTTGATACCGAAATGCTCATGGAGAGGAAGGCTAAGATTGGACCCAAGGCTTTTGCCTTGCAATACATGCTTGACACTACCCTGTCAGATATAGACAAGTATCCGTTGAAGCTGTCCGATCTCATAGTGTTCGATGTGCCATTGGACAAGGCTCCGGAGAAAGTCATCTGGCAGGGTCAGAACTCAAACAAGAAGATGCCAAGTTGGGGATTGGGGGGAGACATGATCATGGAGCCTATGTACATAGCCAACCAGTATGTTGACTACCAGCACAGGCACCTTGTGATCGACCCATCCGGTCGTGGGGCAGACGAGACGGCGGTATGCGTTGCCTCCACGGCTGGTGGTATGATCTACATCCACGAACTCTTGGGATGGGATGGCGGATACAATGATGCCGTCCTGACCAAGATCGCAAAGATCTGCCTTGAGTATGGAATAAAACTTGTAAGGATAGAATCAAACTTTGGCGATGGTCTGTTCTCAAAAGTCATAACACCATTCCTTCTTGAACAATGTGGAAGGATTGGGATTGAGGAGTTCAAGGTCACCGGCAAGAAGGAACTTAGAATGCTTGAAACCTTGGAGCCTGTGATGTCCCAGCATCGCCTTGTATGGGATCGAAGGGTAGCCAAGGATGAGAAGAACCAGATACAACTGACACGCCTTACAGAGGAGCGTGGGTGCCTCAAGCATGATGATAGGATAGATGCCTTGGCTAGTGCTGTGGACTTCTACAAAGACATGATGCAATACAACACAGACAAGTTGGTCAAGGAGAACAGGAAAAAGGCTTGGGAAGAAACAGTAAAGAGTTGGGCTAGTGATTTCCGTGCATCCGACTGGATTCCCCATAGCGGAGCAATAAGAGAGTTGACTGCCAAAAAACAAAGGTCAAACAAAAACCAATGGGG